CGGGATATGCGAAGGGATTCGGAAGCATGGGCGATGGGGCACTCTGACGACGTGGCTAGACTTGCTGAAAGTAGAGCAGAACATGATGCATGGATGTTGGCACATAAGGCGCGAGTCCAAGCCAATAGGGATCAGTTATACAGGGACATTGACGAGTTAAAAGGCTCTGGTTCAAGACTTGCAGAAGCAGAAGGCAAGAGTCTGACCGTCGTTCCTGAAAAAATTCCGTTGGGCGGCGAGAAAATAATTAAAAAAACATATACTGGAGAAAATGCATCTAGATATGGTGAAGGGCCATATGCATATTTGTCAAATCCAAAAGACCCAGACCTTCCAGTTATTTATGTAGGAAGTGCATTGGCTGATTATGCAAGAATGCTTAATGCAAATGTAATTCTTAAAAACCCACCTTCTGTTAAAGATGTTCTCAGCATGAAGGCAAGAGATTTTTATGCTCTTGATAGGAAGATGCAGGACAGGCTTCTTGAGAATGCTGGAATTAATAGAGAATTATGGTCATATAATGTTTGGATTAGGGAAGGCAGAGACGAAATAAAAGCAGTGATAAGGGTCTCTGAAAAAAAGGGTAATGATGCTTTGGCTCATAAGTCAAGAGAGTTGATGCATAACTATGATAGGCAGATAGCCGCATTGACCGATGATCAATTGGAATTAATTGGGATTGGCAACGTTGGGGAGTTTGGTAATGTTTTAAAAACTTTAACAGAGCGTTTTAAAGATTTGCCCCCCCCCGCAGGTTCTAACATAGTTAAGTTTGAACAAAGGAAGTTCGGTCATACTCCTCGTATTCCAGAATCATCTCTCCCCGTAGGAGAACTTCCTACAGCCAAGCCTATTACAGATATGACTTGGAGAGAGTGGGATGCTTTGTATAAGCCCGGTATGGATGTAAGTGACTCTCAGAGAGCATTGTTAAGAGTGAATAAGGAGTTTAAAACGGCTGATGATGTAGTGGCGCATTTTTGGGATACGGGCGCTAGAGAAGAGTATTTTGGATATCTTAATCAGATGGTGCGAGACGGAAAGAGTATTCCAGATAACCTTCTTGAGTTCGTAAGAGCGACTGATAAGAAAACTAAATTTCCATTTAAGTGGAATGAAATTCCTTATCAGAATGATTCTTCTGTGGCGGCTTTAAAACACTCCTTTAAGCCAAGTCATGTTGATGCTAAAGACTGGGCCAAACTTACACAATTTCTAGATAAGAACGAAGTTATTGATCTTGCAAGAAGAATGACTCTTAGGCTGATGTGATGGTTGGCATAACTGGAGGAGGAAAATTCGTAGACAGTTACCTAGGCAAAGATGAAACCTATGGAACCCGTGAGCAGTTTGAGAAAGGCGAAGGGATTGAACCTTACGCCTTTGATACCGCTCAATACTATGACGCAGAAAGAGGAGGGTTTGTTGATCCAAAAGGATCGATGACGCCTCAGTATACCAATCCGTTTTGGGAGACGGTGGGTGAAGGGGGTCTTGATCCCTTCCTAAATTTTTTCCAAATTCCCAAAGGTTGGCGAGGGAAGGTTGATCCTCGCACAGGTGATGCTTTCCGAACTACGGGAATGGATAAAGTCCTAGTAGGGCAAAACCTAAATCCTGCTGGACTTCTCACAGGTGGCGCAAAAGGATTAGTGTTTGCCGCATCGACTAAACTACCTGCGCTTATTGCGATGGCTCCCGTTTTATGGCAGGGAACAACAAAAACATTTAGGGGACAACCAAGTCTGGAGTTTGTGGGTTCTGCTAAAAGAGGTTTGGCATTTGGATGGGGACAATATTTTTCAGATAGACGTTCTATTGCTGGCGGTTATACATCGGCTAGAGAGTTCGCAATAGACGGTGTCACTCTTAGTAAGTTATGGGATAAGATAAATAAGAAAAAGGATAAAATATATAAAGAGTGGGACAAACTCTTAACCAAGGCTCAGAGAACCGCTCGCCGTGATACCGGCAAACCTCTTCCATGGGAGACCCCAGAATATATTGCTTTAGCGAATGAAAAAAAGCATTTGGAAGATCAGGCAACTATTTTTATGTTTATAAATTTGCATGGCGGTGATTGGGAACGAATTCTTAGAAACACATATGCTGGGAAATATGATCCAAGACAGGCTTTAAGAAGGGCCGATAGTAGGGCAGGTAGACGTGCACGATCTACACTTCCGCAAGAAGAGATAGACAGGTTGGTTGAAGTTGGAAAAGATTTGTGGAGTCAGGTAGTTCAAACCAAAGGCGGTTCGGTTCATAAGTGGGATGTAGCAGATGAACTAATCGGTGCGAGAGGAGAAAAACTTTTAGACTGGCACGTTAAATTTAAAGACCACCCAAAAGAACTACAAGATAAAATAAGAAGCGCCCTTGCTGCTGTACAGGGGCCGAAAACTACAAGTCAAAAAATAGTGAAGAATTTCAAATCGCCTCAAAATTTGGATGATATGACTGGACAACATATTTATAATAAATTGATGGCAGATGTTCCTGTAACTCATAAAAAGTGGCCCATGGCTGGGTGGAGTCTAACGCGAGACTATCTCGACAACATGACAGCAAGGCAGAAAGCCGCTTCCTTACACCTAGAAAAATTTGGAATTAATGGGTTGAGATATGATGCTGGAACATTGACAGGTGGCAAAAAAGCCGCCGGTACATGGGATGCTGATGTTACTAGGAACTATGTGATCTGGAGCCAGAAGTTATTAGATCAGATGAAACGGTTGGGGACATACTAATGGTTGATGTAACTGGAGGAGGAAAATTCGTAGATGAGATGAGATACCCATCTACGTGGAATCCAGAACAGGCCCAAGCCGCATGGAGCGTAACCAAGGAGAAAGCGAAGGAAGCCGGGGTAGATGTTCTTGACTGGCTTTCAGAAACTGCATTCGGGGGGACTGAAAACCCTCAAGGGCTAGGCCAGAGAGCACTGGCGGCAGTGTCTCATCCATTTCGTGAAGCCAATAAATTGACTGTGGAACGCGGTTTAGAGGGGGCTATTCCATTCGTAAATTACGATCCAATTGGAGCGTTGCTTGGGGTTTTTGCAGGGGGTCTAGGTATCCCTGTGAACAAGTGGGCGAAGGGAGAAGACGTAACCAAACTAGATGCCATCATAGGGGGTACTACGCTGGCAGGGCCAGTTGTTGGTGGAACTCTAAGGGGTACGACCTCTCTAGCCAAGAAGATGGTTCCAGAGGCCGCACAAGAAAGCGTTGACCTAGCAAGAAGAAAAGTTCTAAAGGCCGCAGGAGTAGCAACAGGTGGAATGCTTGCGCCAGTAATTGGAGCGAAGGTTGCACTTAAGACAGCCGCAACAACAGTTGCAGGTAATGTGGCTGTTGCCGCAGGTGGAATGGCTGAAACCTTTATGTTGAGTATAGGAAAACTTCTGGACAATGCTGTTGAAGAATTCGGAGATGTTTCTAAAGTGGTAAGAGCATCTGATCCATATAAACCGCACTCCATATGGCCTTCTCCGTCATCTATGATTAAGATGACTAAAGAGCAGACTGCAACTCGAAACTTTTTTGAAAGGTTCAGAGAAATTATTGAAGATTCTTTGGGGACAAGTGAAAAAGGACATCCTGTAAATGCTATTCAAAGAATAAGGGATGATACTAGCATTGCGAGTTTGGGTGACATGACTGATGTACAAAGAGATTATCTGAAAGGGTTAACGCAACACGAGTATATGTCTCCTGAGCCATCAGCCAGACGCATAAGGATTCACGATGTTTTGACTGACGAATCAAATGAAGTTATGACCGCTCTCAAAGCGGAACAAAAGAGTATTAAAACCGCTCAGAGAAGGTTTGATGAAGAGTGGCATACTGATGAGGCTTACGAAGGTGGTTGGGTAGATGAACCTCAATATACTCGACATGAAAGAATAACAGATATTTCTGACCCACAAACTCGAATGCAAGCATTAAAAGAGTATGAGTCTCTAGTGAAGCGTCTGGAGGATAACGAGGATGCAATAAAGACTTTGTATCAATCTGCTCAGGATGTTAAGTGGGGGTTGATGCACATAGAACATCTATCCCAAACTGATCCTGATACGTTAATCCGAGTTTTAAATCAAATTATTAACGAGGCTAAACTTGCTCCCAAGGGTAAGAGTTTTGATGAACTGATGGAACTTAGAGGGTTTGGTCTGCGCCCACAAAATAAACAATTAGTATTGGAAGATAGATCGGAAATGCTTAGAACTTGGCGAGTTCATGGGAATGAAGATATAGGTAATCTTGCTAGACAACTTCTCAAGGAATTAGGTGAAGAACCAGATGCTGCAAGAATATTATCTGGAGATATAGGGCGGACTTACCAACCACCGACTTCAAGACGTGTGAGGACGCAATACGAAGGTGAATCAAAAAGAGAGTTCACAAAGGAAAGATACTTTGATGAGGAAGGTCGTTTAGATGAATATGCGGCGGGACGACGTAGTGGTAGTAAGTATTGGATGAGTGATGAAGGACTTCGTCTGCGCCCACAAAAGGGGAAGAAATAATGGCGGCAAAAAGTAAATTTCCATCTGCATGGACACCACAAAGAAAAAGACAACTAGAGATGCTATTCTATAATGGCGGTTCTATTGTAGAAGCATGTCACCTGTTAGGTATTGTTAAACAAACATTCTATAACTGGTATGATAAACACAAAGACTTTAAAGAGGTTGTGGACTTTGGGAAGATCGCCGCTGAATCGTGGTGGATACAGAAAGGACGTGAGAACGTCGATAACAAGAGATTCAATCATGCACTCTGGTTACTCATCATGGTCAATAGATTCAAGTGGCATTCCGCTTACGCAAAGCGAGAAGAGAAAAAAGAAATCATCAACGAGCACAAGATCGAAGTAAAGAACTCTGTTGACGTTGATAAGATTTTACAGAAAGCAATTAACAAGGGGCTTGACAACTTAGAAGAGCCAACACAGGTGCACTGATATGCCAAAAGTAGGAAGCAAAAAATTCGCGTACACGGCGAAAGGAAAGAAAGCCGCTAAGTCTTACGCAAAGAAAACCGGAAAGAAGGTAAAGAAAACCAAGGGCTACTGATATGTATCCGGTTAAGATAGTTCGCGTATTATCCGAAGGAGCATTGGTACAGTTTTCCGATGGCTCTACTAGGCAAATAATGCCAGAAATTATAAATGCTTGGAAAAGGTTTGGAATTGATGTTGCGGAAGGAAATCTTAGTAGGGAAGATATACGTTTGTATAATGTGGCAGTTAAGGAATTTCCTCACTACTCTGGTATTGAGACAGCGGATCAACCAGAGATACCTTGGGCTGCGAAGAATATCACTGAAGCACTTGAAGGTGCTCCAGAAGTTGTTCCTGAAGTGATAGTAGATACTCCAAAAGTTATAGAAGATGTTCCAGACGTGTCTATGGTTCCAGAAGTTACTGCTGACTCAGAGTTAAGGACAGGACATTTTGGTCAGGGTTGGATGCCAGATTTTTGGCATAATGCTCAAGTGAAATGGCAACAAGAATTAGAAAGAGCGCGAAATAAAAATCAAGATAAAACTTGGATGGAAATACTAGATGAAGGCCCGATTGAAGATATAGTAACAACTCCAGAAAAAACTGCTCCTCTTCAAGTTTCTGTGATTGATCTTGCAGACACTAAAGACTTACCCAACACTATTAAGGTGGCGCAGAGTATTGGTTCTATTTTTTATAAGGGTAAAGATGGCAAGAAGAAACTTGCTGTATACAAATCTCAGTTAGAAGATTTTAGAAATTCTGTATCTTATATGAAAGGCAGAGGTTCTGCTATTGATCAGGCCAGAAAATGGATGGAAGCACAGATAGGTGCTGGTACTGAGGTAGACTTTAACGCACTTGGTGGTGAACCAAGATTTGAGTTAGGCAAAGACTGGGATACCGTAACTGATAGACTTACTTTACCAGATGCTGGTGCGGCTGAAGTAACAGTTGATTTAACTAAATCAGATTTTGAACAAGAGCGCACTGCTGAAGCGTTGCAAGCAGAACTAGACGCAATAGAAAAAGAAAGGGCTGCTCTAAATCAAGATTTAGAACTAGGAACATCTCCGGGCTGGCAAGCACCAATGCCAATATCTAGAGTAGGAGAAGTGACCAAAGGTGGCGTTGGAGATTTTGGAGATTATTCAGTACGCGCTCCTCGTGTGACAGATTTTCAGACAGATGTAACTGATACAAGAATGCCTGTTGCTACAGGGATACCTTATGGAGTTCCTTCCGCTATGGATGAAGGAATGGCTGAAGGTTACATGTATGCGTCTCCCGGTGAAGCGGCTGTTGCAGGACTAATTCCTAGAATGACTGATGCACAACTTCCCGGTGGTGTAGGAGATTTTGAGCGTACCGCGTGGATTGATAGGCTTGATCCAGAGAGCAGAGCATGGCATCTGAATCAGGCGCGAGAGCAGCGTAATCGTATACTTACCGAGAAATATGGCATGGATAGGCCAGATGAGTTTGGTGAGATTCAAAAACAGGCCGAACAAGATGCAATAGAGAAGGCCGCTTTTGATAGATGGATGGAAGATATTCAAACAAATAGATATGTTGCAGAAAAAGATTTAGAGGGAGAATATGGGCCAAATCGTTTAGAAGAGGTTTGGACATCTGAAATGATGCCAACGCTTGAAGATGCTGTGGTTGCAGAGGATAAAGAGTATTGGTTAGATAAATCTGATGAAACTCCTTTCCTACCATTCGTCGGGGGCGATGTACAGGAATTTATGTACAATGGGGAACTATGGTACTTAACTAAACAAGGTCATTACGCTAAAGACTATAAGAGGTCTGAATTAGTGACGCCGTGGCAAACGCTTCCTTCTGATTTTTTCTAGATGGATATTTCACACAGCGAAATTGATGGCAATGCCGAACTCTGGGGATTGTTGAATTTTGTTAAAACTAATCCAGAACCATTTAGAATGTTGAATGGAGATGAAGTATGGGAACTTGTTGCTGATGAAGAGAGTTTCTGGAACTACTATGAAGACTGGATGAAAACAAGGAATTAAACATGGCTATTGATTTAATCAATTACGCGTTTATTAGAGGGAAATGGTATTCATTACCTGATTCAACTACGGCGCAACAGGCTATTCAAAAATACAATGGTAATGCAAATTCTATTAGAACACGTAAACCAGCAGGTGTTCTTATTGATGAATCATTATTAAATCTAAATATAAATCAATGGCCTGATGCGGTTGCAGATGCGGTTGGTGTAACTGGAGATGCTTTAATAAATCCTCCTTACAATCCTATCATTGGCCCAGTAACAGAAGAAGTTGCTCAAACTCCAGCAGTTACTCCGCCTTCTGCTGGCCCACCTTCTCCCTCTGGCCCATCACCAGAACAACCAGAAGTAGACCCATGGGCTAATTTAGATCAGGGCAAACTAAATCTGGCAAAACGCTATGCAGATGCGGGAATGATGGGCAGGGCGGCAACTGCATTTAAAGATGCAGGTGGAACATGGGATAGAACCACAAGTCAGCGACTGAGAACAGAGGCTAGAAATACCTCAAGATATGGCGGAGACTTTGACTTTAGCAAATATGGAATAAAGCAGAGAGACTTTGGGACTATTTCTGAAGCGGCAAAGGCGGGTCAATTTGCTAAAATTAGGAAGATGGTTGGTAAAGATAACTGGAGTCCAGAACTACGCTCAAAATTGGCGGCTGAATATGTAGGGAAGGGCGATGACCAGCCTGTAAGAAAACAAGTTCCTACTCCACAACTTTATAAGACTGGCTCTAAGGATTGGAACCAACAGTTTAAAGGATCAAGAGCAGATATTGAAGGAAAATTTGCTAAAGGTACTGGAAACAGAGGTGCCGCTAAAGAGTGGCGTCAAAGACATCTGGCTAATATTGAAGAGAAATATACTGGTAAGGAGCGTCAGACTAAAAGAGAGAACGTTAGAAGAAGACACAAGATTATGATAGGGAAATGATTAACGAAAGTGTACTTGTCAAAAATGAAAATGCAGAAGCCGCAATCAAACTTGCAAAGTGGGGGAGAACAGCAACCTACGAGCAGGTTATTGAGGCGTACACTGCTTGTCATCGTGATGCTCATATTGATGATTCTTTCATTAGGACTCTCGCTCAGTGCGATAGGTACTATCTTGGTGTTTTCATTTGTAACCGCCATGATATGCTCCACCCGTGGATATACGAAAGATGTCGAGAAGTCGAAGCAAATAAAGACAGTTACTTAGATTTATGGGCAAGGTTTCATTATAAGTCATCCATAATTACTTTTTTAGGATGTGTACAGGAAGTTCTATGCAACCCTGATATTACAATAGGGATTCTTTCTTTTTCTGCACGTCAGGCAAAGCCATTCCTTCGTCAGATAATGCAAGAGTTTGAATCCAACGAAAGGTTACAGCAATTATTTCCAGATATATTTTATGAGAAGCCTAAACAGCAAGCCTCCAAATGGGCTGAGAATGAAGGCATATGTGTCAAGCGACAATCTAATCCAAAAGAACAAACTATAGAGGCGCATGGTCTTGTCGATGGTCAACCTACAGGACGACACTTCTCTCTTATTGTTTACGATGATGTTGTAGTTCAAGAGTCTGTTTCCACACCAGAACAGATCAAGAAGACCACCACCCAATGGGAGTTGTCTTTAAACTTGGGTTCAACACATAATCCTCGTTACCAGTACGCGGGTACGCGATACTCTTACGGGGATACTTATGGGACAATTCTACAAAGAGCGGCGGTAAAGCCTAGAATTCATCCTGCTACCTATAACGGCCAGATGGACGGTGACCCTATCTTTCTTACCAAAGAGAGATGGGAAGAGATAAAGAAAACCACTTCTACTTATACGGTTGCTTGCCAGCAATTGCTGAATCCAATTGCGGGTAGTGATGTATCGTTTAAGGATGAGTGGTGGAATGAGTGGGAAGTTCGACCGTATACTTTGAACGTGTATATTATGGTTGATCCAGCCCATTCCAAGAAGAAGGAATCTAATAGGACGGCTATGGCTGTGGTTGGAGTTGATGCAAACTACAATAAGTTTCTTCTTGATGGATGTTGTCATAGAATGACACTGTCTGAAAAATGGACGTATCTTAAAAGACTAAGAACTAAATGGAAGAGAGCGCCCGGAATACGAGAGGTAAAGGTAGGGTACGAGCGATATGGTGCTCAGTCTGATATCGATCATTTCAAAGCAATGATGTCTATAGATGGAAGTAGTTTTCCAGTCTATGAGTTGAGTTGGGTTGGTGGTGGACAATCCCAATCAAAGAAGGATCGTATACAAAGACTTGAACCAGATTTAAAGGATGGGTCTTTCTTTTTTCCCTATCCAACAAATGAGAAATTCTTGACTTCCAATCAACAAGACTACAAGGAAAGAAATCAAGCATTTCTTATTTCAAAGAAAGTTGTATGCATAGATGAAAACAGGAAGACATACGATCTTTGTAAATGGGTGAAGGATAATGAATACAGTTTGTTTCCAACTGTTCATCCAGATTTTTTAGATGCATTGTCTAGGATATATGATATGGAACCAATTCCACCTAGATTTAGAAGGAGCAAAGTTTTAGAACCAGATAGAGAGGCTGCATACTAATGCCACGGAGAATAAGAAGAATAGGAAGAAGAGATTATCCTCCGAGGAGAGTTGCCTATCGCATGGTTAACGGAAGAAAGTTTTATGAACCACAACCAAGAGCATTTCCGTATGGCGTTACACCATATGTTGAACCATATTATTGGGTAGTTGGATATGCTCAGTATGATGTGCAGGGAGTAGAAGATTCTTAGGAGTTAAATTATGGCAGTTACTATTGTTACAAGATCAGGGAAAGGTTCTCCATTAACACATGATCAAGTGGATGCTAATTTCAATAATCTAAATAGTGGAAAGGATGATACAGTAAATAATCTTCCTCTTGATACAACTATGAGTTCAACGGCTGACTTTATCCCTTTTTATGATACTGCGGCTACTGCGGTTAAAAAGATTACACCAATAAATAGTGTGTTCTTTAATAGAACTCTCATAATAAAGGTATTACCAGATGCTATTCCAACCTATACAGGAAATGGAATTTCGGCGATAACAATTCCTCTTGCTTTAAACGGTCTTGTTTTGAGTGCTGTTGCTGGAGATTTAGGTGCTCATGTATATACAGCAGGGGTTACTGGGACTACTGATATAATGATCCATAATCTTACTCAGGCTGTAGATATGTTGACTACTGCTATTACTATTGACAGTGGAGAGACGGATTCTTCTACTGCTGCGGCAGCGCCGGTAGTGGATACAGATAATAATACAGTGGCTACTGCGGATGTAATTAGATTTGATATTGATGCTATATCCAGTGGAACTGCGGCTAATGGATTAGAAATTAGAATGCAATTTAAAGGAGCCTAATGAAGAAATTCCTTTGGTTGCTTTTGCTTCTTCCTTTGGCTGCTTCAGCAAGAATGTTTCCTACAGAGTTCCCCATAAAAGCGGTGTGTTGGGATGATATAACCGAAGTCATTCAATATCATCAGGAGATATTAGGTGAATATCCTATTGGAAAGGGTTGGATTAACAGTAAGGATGGCCCATCATTTGGAGCCGTAATGTACAATCCCACTAAGCCCTCTTGGACATTTCTAACTTTCCACAAAAAAGAAGGTCAGGACGCAGTGATAATCTGCGCTATTACAGGTGGAAGTATGTGGGAGATAATAAACCCCGGAGATGAGTTGGAGAAATTACAATTATGAGCAATGGAAACCAATTGAGTAAGAGCATATCCGTGGGGCATATAGTAGCCACTGTAGGTTTGATTATTGGTGGTTTCACGTTTATATATGATTTAAGGGAAAACGTAGCAATACAGGCTTTTCAATTAGATAGTGTTGAGAAAAGATTAGAGAGGGTGGTTGCGCGAACAGATGACCAGTTTGGGGAGATCATGGATCACCTCGTCAGATTAGAGGAGAAGTTAGATGCAATGGTTTTACCCAACCCAGTATATCAGAAGGCACGTTGAGTGGAAGAGGTATGCTCTTAAAGCCTACTTATGCTGGTCTATCTGTGTAGATACTGCTGCGCTCACTGGACTACTCTGGTACATATTCAAATGAAATGCACTCACCTACAAATAGTTAAGGAATCTTATGTTAAGCATCTATGTTTTGCTATCCATATTTTCGCTGTACTTTTCTTACTTTCTCTTGCTTCTATAGTTCACGGGTTTATTCCTTGGATACTGACTGGTACTGTTTCTGACAAGGTGAAAGAATTGAATTCTACTCTTAACGAGCGGTGGCTTAATCCTAAATGAACATAGACGCTAAGAAAAAGTCGTATTAGTAGATGTAATAACATTAACAGGTGTAATAACAAAGGAGTATTATCATGGTAAGGAGTATGATGTTGAAAAATCCTCACGTGAGGGCAATGGATAGGTTCTTTGATTCTGCGATGGACAGAAGTTTTAGTCCTTTCGCTATTATGGACAAAGTTCTTGATTCAATTGTAGATACGGTTCCTCCAGCAGATGGACAGGAGTTTACCTTATATAAGATGACGCCGGTCAAATATAAGGTTGTTCATCAAAAAGACGGATCGGTTCATTACAATGTAATACAAGAGGAAGCAGATGCCGATAAAACGGTGCAAACTAAAGAGCGGTAAATCGGGTTGGAAGTGGGGTAATAAAGGAAAAGGCCTATGGTGATTACTAGTGAGCGATGCGATTGATGTAAGCGACAGAACTAAATTCGCTATGCCTGTGCGCAACCTGATTTCTCTGGTTGCGTCTGTTGCGGTAGGTGTTTGGGCTTACTTCGGAATAATCGAAAGACTAAATAGGATAGAAACAGAGATGATCCTTGTCAACTCTGATCTAGTAAAGAACACAGAGTTCAGGATTAAGTGGCCACGGGGCGACCTCGGGAGCCTCCCCGCCGATGCAGAGCAGTTCATGTTGATAGAGCACCTATCTGGGGAGTTTGACAAACTACTCTCAAACATTGAGACAGGCAAGGCACCCTTCGATCAACAACAAGCCCTCACCCTAGACTTCTATAAGCAGAGAATCGAAACTCTTGAAGAAAAGGTGGAGGCACTAAAGGATAACGTAGCAAACTTGAAGGCACACAATGGTAATTAAAACAATGTTCATTCTTATGCTATTCCTCAATGGAAACGTCATAGAATTCATGGGTCACCATGAGAACGAAAAGGGTGAATGGGTAGAAATGGGAGTGCCGGGATGTCTCGCTATGAAAAGAACCTTGAGCCGTAATGGGTGGAAGGATAATGCTGACACCAATACACGTTACGCTTGTGAGAAACATGAGGTTATGGTAGAAGACAATTGGGAAGGCAGAGAAGTTGTAAGAAAGATTTTAGATTAACAACTATGGAGACAATAAATGGACGCATTAAAAAAGCTGATAGACGAAGTACGTTCAAAGCCTTGGATATGGGGGGTGCTACTTTTAATCGTTGTGCTCGGTATCTTTGCCTAGCCCT